GTATAGATTCTTTATTAGAACTTTCACATGAAACTCCTGGTTCTGGATCATCAATTTACAATAGTAGAATACTTCTAAAATTTGATATGTCTGATGTTGAAAATAGAATCAATTCTGGTAAAATATCTCAAAATGCAAAATACTATCTTTCTCTTATTACTGCAGATATTAGAGAAATTCCACAAGAATATGTTGTATATGCATACCCATTAAGTTCTTCTTGGACAAATGGAACGGGTAGATATACAAATCTTCCATATACAACCGATGGTGTTTCTTGGCGTTATAGAACATCAAAACTAGTTGGAACGGAATGGGATATTCCGCCTGCAACATCATCATTTGAATGGGATTCAATTTCACAAACTTGGGTTGATTCAACTCTTATATTTGGAAATCTTTCTGCAAATGTTACATCTTCATACTTCACACATGAAGGTGGTGGAACGTGGTGGGATTACGATAATTTAGAATGCACTCAATCTTTTTCGTTTCAATCAACGGATATTTATATGGATGTTACCAATGTTGCAAGAAGATGGGTAACGGGATCTGGAAGATTTGAGAACGATGGAATGATTCTAAAATTCAGCAATGAAATGGAATCTTCTCCTAACAATTTGTTAAACAGTCTTAAATTTTTTGGAACCGATAGTAATACAATATATGTTCCAAGATTAAACATAGTTTGGGATGATTCAGAATTTATCACTGGAAGTTTACAACCGGTTGCTGAAGATAACATGAATCTTAACGTTAAATTAAAAAAATTTTATGCAGAAAAAGAACGAGCAAAAATAAGAATATATGCAAATTCTCGTTATCCACAAAAAAATTACACAACAACTGCATATCAAACGGTAAATTATTATTTGCCATCATCTTCTTATTATGAAATTCGTGATGCTCATAGTGATGAAGTTATACTACCATTTGATTATACCGGTTCAAAAATTAGTTGTGATGGAACAAGTAGTTATTTTAATCTTTGGATGGATTCATTTCAACCAGAAAGATTTTATAGAGTTGTAATTAAGGTAGAAAGAGAAGACGGAGATAATGTTCAAATTTTTGATAATAACCATTACTTTAAGGTTACACGATGAGTGAATTAAAAAGAGATAGTATTACAAATAGAATAATAAGCTATTTGGATGAACGTGCGTCACAAAATACTGGTAGAATAGAAGTTCCTGTTGTAGATGAAAGATTTTTAACATCTGACTTTAACTTTGTGGTAAAAACAAAATTTTCTTCTTTAAGAGAAGCTATTGATGCTGAAAATGCAGTTCAAAGTAAATTAAATTCAATTCAAACAAGTCTCTTGAAAGGTATTCCAATTTCAAGTTTAAGTGCAACTGATATTCAAAATGTTCAAAATGTTGCAAGAAATCAATTATTAGAAAATCTTACAAATATACAAAATAGTAATCCAAATTCTATACCAGGTCTACAAAGAAAGATAGAAGAATTGCAAAATATAATAGATCAACAGAGAGATGATTTGGAAGGTTGGCAAAATGCATCTAACACTTGGGATGATAGAATCCGTATTTGGGCAAACGAATATCAAGATGCTACAATTCGTGCAGATGCATTTGAAAGAATGAATGTTGAATTGTCAAAACAACAAGAACAAATACTTACTGATCTTAAAACCGATATTGATATTAGGCAAAGTCTTACAACACAATATATGTCAGATCTTTCAGATAGGACAAATTTAACATTGAGTGAAATGAATAAGGAAATACAGTCAATACGAGATTCAACGCCTCAGTTTGGTGATTTATCAAAAGTAATAGATATTGCGTATAATGGTTCAGCCGGAACTGCAGGCACTGCTGGAACTGGTGGCACTGGTGGTTAATGGTTTAATTTAGTAACAAAGTAGATAGTTTTATATGCCAAATTTTTCGTATAAAAATTTAACCGATATTTTAATATCAAATGGTCCAATTAGAGGTAATAGATACAATTACACTGATCTAAATGGTCGCATTATTGTTCCTAAATTTGCATCTTTGAACAATCCAGAAGATCCATCATCACCTGGAACAAATGTAGAGTTACATATATTTTTACCAAATGGTGCTTATGTTAATACATTGTATTCGGCACCATACAATATAGATCCAAGAGTTGAAGACGGTGAACCTATACGATATGTTACATTACCAATACATGAACATATTGCATCATTAAAGTTGGTGCCAGGACCATATAAGATTGTTTACAATTTTTTAAGAAACCTTGTTGGCTCACAATTTTCAAAAAGCAGATTATTTGTTTCAGATATTTCACAAGATAGAAAAGAGCTACGTTTAACATTAACTGATACTACTGATACAACTGCTATACAAGATTTAAGTAATTTTGTAATAGAATATATGAGGGGTGCTAAGTATAAATTGCCTATTGTTATTAACTTTGGTGAAAATAATTTTGTAGATGTTGTTAATGTTACTTCTGATGGTGATCCTAATTATTTTTATGTAAGATTGGCGGATCCTTTACCGTTTGACGTTGATTTGTATTTCCAATGTTGGATTTCAAGTCAAATAATGAAACCATACATTGATAACATTCAAGTAGAAAAAGAATTTGAAAAGTTACAGCCAAGGTTTATTAAAGGTCCAAATTTTGAAACAGAATATGATAAGTTTATCACTGCAACAACAGAATATAAAAATTGGAATGATATTCTTTCTACAAATCTTGAAACATCACAACAGATATTAAACAAATATCTAAACAGTAGTGGATCTGCAACTCAATTAAACTTTAATTTTACAGATTTCAAAAATTTTGTATTCTACTCATCTGCCGAAGAAAGAGTAGAAAATTTTTATTACAAAATTCGTTTGATACAAAACTATAACACCGAATTAACTAATTTAGAGACTTACACTGGATCTCTTGATATTAACAAAACAAGAATTAAACTTTTAAGGGATAAAGTTGTTTCTGGATTTGATGAGTTTGAAAAATGGTTGTATTATGAAACATCTGCAAGTTTAATATACACATCAAATTTAACATCATCAATTCAACCGTTTCCAAAATATGAAGTAACCGGAAGCACTTACAATATATTAACAAAACAAGGTAAATTTAATTTATACTCAACCGGTAGTGATGAAGTTCAAAATTGGTATACAAATTTAGTAGACATTGCATCTGATTATGATATGATAAATGACGCAAGTTTGGTAAAAGTTTTACCAGAACACGTCTATGAAAATCCAGACAATGAACAAATACTGACATTTGTTAATATGATTGGACAACATTTTGATGTTTTATATTTTTATACTGACCATATATTGAAAAAAAATCTTCGAGAAGAACACCCGAAAGACGGTCTTTCACAAGATTTAATTTATGAAGCAACAAGAAATTTAGGTTGGACTCTTTCGAGTGGAACAAAAACAAAAGATTTATGGGAATATGCTCTTGGTTTAAGTGGCAGCGGTGAACCAATTTGGACTGGTAGAACTACCGTAGGCAAACAATACTCAAAGAGTGAAGAAGAAAGAACAAAAGAAGTTTGGCGTAGAGTATTCAATAATCTACCTTATATTTACAAATCAAAGGGAACTGCGAGGGGTGTAAAGGCATTACTTGCTGCTTATGGTATTCCACAAACATTGTTAAGTATTAGAGAATTTGGTGGTCCAGACAATGCGGATTTAGGTGTAATTCCAAGATCAGAATGGGAAAAACACACATACTATTTGAATTTTGTTGGAAGTAGACAACAACCAATGACATCAAGTTATGTTCGTGTTCCATGGGAAAGAATAAATAACGAAGATGATAATTGGCAATACACCGATACTCTTACATTCAGATGGAAAATGAATTCATCAGAATACTATCGTTATGAAAACAATGAATTACAAACTTTATTACAAAAAGAAACAACATCAAGTAGAGTTGATTGGTTTGTAACTGTAAATAGAACTGGTTCTGATCAAAAAGGTGATTTGACATTTTATATTAGTGACGGAACTAATTACAAATCTGCATCTATAAAGGATGAATACTTGTATGATGAGATTCCGTTAAATTTAATGATTCGTAGAAGTAATTCGAGTGATTTACATAGTGCAAATCAAAGATACGATGTAATACTAAAAACATCAAAGTATGGAAAGGTTGTTGTTGATAGAAGTGCAAGTATAGACATAACAGGTAGTTCCGATCCTAATTACAATAGAGCTTGGTCATCGGATGGTTACTTATTTGTTGGTTCTGGATCAAACATTCAAACTGATAACATATTATCTGGATCTATTTTTGAATTAAGATATTGGACAAAACAATTAGTAACATCTTCTTTTGATAATCATGTTATGGGTGCCCGTGCTTACAATGGTAATACTGCAACATCTTCTTTTTATGATTTACAGGCACAATGGAAATTTTGGCAACCTTTTAATGCTGAAACTACTTCAAGTATTAAGAGTATGCATCCAGATCAAACAAAATTAAACTTTTATAGTTCATCAAAATATGCATACTTAAATGGATTTACGAGAGATTCTTTTGAATCTATTGTTGAAATTTACAACATGGAAGTTGCAACTATTGGCAATAATACTCCATTTTCTGAAAAAATTAGAATAGATTCTGCATCCATTGAAGGTGGTCTTTCAATAAATAAATCATCAACAATTACTGCTTTTGATAAATTTTCAATAGATTCAAATAAGTTGATGGTTGCTTTTTCACCACAACATATAATAAATGAGGACATTTATGAATCAATAGGTAATGAATCTATTGATGATTATTTTGGTGAATACGAAAATACGAAGAAAGATGAATACCCAAGATTAAAACAATTTGCAAGAGAGTATTGGAAAAAATATACATCAAGAAATGATTTTACGGCATATCTTCGATTAGTGTCTTTATTTGATTTTAGTGTTTTTGATCAAATTCGTCAAACACTACCAATAAGATCAAATGAAATACTTGGAGTTGTAATTGAACCTAATATATTGGAAAGATCAAAAGTAAAAACTTCAAGAGAATTTGGTGGAATACCACCAGAAAAATTTGTAAGAGATACAACAGAAATTTCTGCATCCGCGATTGTAGGTGGTGTAGTTAATACTTCAAAATCAACAACAATTTTTGTTGGATTTGACGAAGAAATTCCAAGTGAATATAAAAATATAAGTGGTGAATTGGAAGTTGAAAATGTTTTTGAGGCAGAAACGGATAATTTAGAAAAAGATATTGATGTAGTTAATCCCCTAATATCTTTGGTGTCAGCCGCAACAGCAAGTATTCAAGATATTCAAAGAAAAGTATTAGGTGAAACAATAACAAAAACTTTAACTTTACCTAAAGGACCAAGTGGATTTTACGGTATAGAACCAAGACAATATGAAAAGACATTAAGAATTGATGATTTTAGAAATGTAGTTGGAATAAATAACACTATACTTGATTCTTATGCTTATTTGAATCTTAAATTTACAAATACTTGGGAAAGAACAAATGTATTACATGGAAGTATGTTTGGAACAAATCAAGATTGGTATAATGTAAGTAATGCATCACAAAAAAAGACAGCCCTATTTGAAATGATAGAAAATCAAAGAGAAGACGGATTTTACAAAACATATAAATTTTACTATACATCTTCCGTAAATTCTGATAAATCAAACTTTACTTCATATGAATATGTAACATCAAGTCAAATGAATCAAAATAACTATACGAAGGGTATACGAAATAATAGATTTGAAGGTTGTAAATTACCAGATATTCAAATTCCAAATAAATTTTCCTATCCGATGTATACACCGAATTATACATATTTGGACATAGACCAAGATCCTAGCAGTATAATAGTTCTTGTTTTACCGTTTGAAGTTTTGCCAGAGTGGTTACAACAAGTTCGTAAATCGCGTGGTATATGATAAAATAATTTTGTATTTTTATGTAATAGTTATATTTATAGTAGTATAAGAATAATTTTTAACAAGGAGTTTTTACAATGGGTTACTTAAACAACACAACAGTTACAGTAGACGCAATCCTTACAAAGAAAGGTAGAGAACTTTTGGCAAAAGGTGCTTCATCTTTTAATATCACACAATTTGCTCTCGCTGACGATGAAATTGATTACGATTTATGGAATGGTAGTCATCCTTTGGGTGATGAAAAAATGGGTATTGTTATTGAAAATTTACCTATAACAGAAGCTGTTCCAGATGAAACACAATCTATGAAATATAAGTTAATTACACTTTCAGAGGGAACACGTTCAATTCCATATATTGAATCAACACCAAGTTCACTTGGATTAACATTAAATGGTGGTGCATCAAAAATAACTGCCACAACAGCAAATGTAACCGTATTATTAAAACAATGGTCTGAAACTGGTAACGGTGCAAATACCATAATTGATAATGCCGGTGGATATACATTTACAATGTTAGATACAACATATTTTACGGTATTGGGTGTTATGCAAAAAGGAATTCCATTAGGAGTGACAGAATTGCCAATGTCTGGTAAGTCGAAAACATGGAACACAACTAGTGATAATGTTACTTCTTTGGAATTTGCTATCGGGTTGACTTTTGCAGATTGGCCTGCTACAACATTGGATGGCAAATCAACAAAACTTATTATCACAAACACAAGATATGGTTCGAGATTTGTTGTTCCGATTTCATATAGTAATGTGTAATTTTTAGTATATTAGAGTATTTTTAGTTATAGAGGTTAATTATGATTTATACAATGTTTCCACCGATACAACCAAAGCCAACAACAACAGGAACTGCAAGAGGTTTGTGGAACACTGGAACTGCAGAATTGCTAACGTTTTTTACAAGTTCAACTCAAACATCATCTTCAAAAGAATACTATTATGAAGTTTGGGGTTCTGCCTCATTATCATGTGATGAAGAACGTATGTTTTCTGTTACATATGGACACATTAGTGGTTCAGGTTCAATAAATGAAGGTGGAGAAACCAATGACACACCATCACGGGCAATTTATTCTCAATATAAATTGATGTGTCTTGATGGCGATGAAGGTGGATTCTACTTATCAGGTTCCAATGCCCAACAATCTGAACAAGTTGAAGATTTTTATGTAATAAATATAAATCGTGATAAGTTTGGTGATAAATTGGATCCTGGAAATTTTGAAATATCATTTGCAGAATTAAGTGGAAGTGGTAAGGCAAATAATGTTCACACTGGAAGTAATGTGCAAATAAAATCTAACCCATCTATAATAACTCTAATAGATGATTCTGGTGATGCCACAGATTTATCAGAAGGACTAACACAAACCGGTTTGGTAAGAAATTTGGTTAGTGGTAGTTTACAAAATGGAATCTACTCGAATACAGATAGACACTATTATGGTAAAGTATATCCAAGTCAGGGCATCCTTATGATTTCTGCAAAGGCATTAAATCATTCTGCATCATTTAATACTGTTACTGGTAGTAACATTGCTGGTGATAATGCATATAAATTATTTACTGCAATTAGTGGTGCTGCATCTGTTTCTGGTAATGGTTTTACTGCTAGAGCGATAAATGTTAAACATTGTTCGTATTACTATTGTAGAATATCAAATTCACAGGCAAATTATTCAAGTAATCCAACGTGGACATATTCAAACGGAATAGATAAAGGTAAAATAAAAAATAGTAGATTTGTTGATAATCCAACAACATATATTACATCAATAGGTCTCTATGGCGAGGATGCACAAGGTAATAAAAACCAATTACTTGCTGTTGCAAAATTAAGTAAACCGATTAAAAAATCATTTACAAGTGAATTGTCTGTTACTATAAAATTGGAGTATTGATTGTTATGGCTATTACACCATTTGTATTAAAAAGATTTTCCAATGATGCAATAGGGAGAAATCGTAGAGAATTAGTTAGTGCTCCACTTTGGTCAGGAAACAACACAGATTTGTATACCGTTTTTACTTCATCTGATCAATCAGATGGAACGAAACGGTATTTTTATGAAGTATACAATAGTCAATCAAATTTTCCGAATGCTGAAATTCAATTTAGTGTTACGTATGGTGATTCAAAAGGAAGTGGATCATCAACAGGATCTTATGGTGCACAAGACTATGATTATCCAACGAGAGCAATTTATTCTCAATATAAACAAATGTTGCTTTCTCCTGGTATAACACAGTTTGAATTTACCAATGGAGATGTATCCGAAACATCAGAATATATTTATGTTGTTAATGTTAATAGGTCAAGATATAAAGATAGAATGGACACTAATACGTGGGAATTATCTTTGGCCAAAATGGATGCAACTGCTTCTGTTGCAGTAAATCCTGATCCTATTACATTGATTGACGATTCTGGTATTACAACAACAGAATTGGCAGTTCAAGGTGGTAGAGTTTACAAAGTTATTAGTGGTAGTTTACGAAATGGTAGATACACTGGATCATATTCTTCTACTCCTTGGGGGTTGTATTATCCTGACCATGGTATTATTGTTTTGAATGGTAAGGCACTTGATTCTTCTGCTTCATTATTTACTTCAAGAAGTAGAGTTCCTTCTTCAACCGAAACATATACTGGTAGTTTATATGGTGATAACAATGCTTATAGATTTTTTAGGTCTATTAGTGGTTCAATGACATTTAATACTGCTTCTTATTCATTCAAGGGAAGAACAAGTGAAGTAGTTTCTTCTACATATTATTTTGTTCGAGTATATTCTGATGAATACAACTATACAAATAATCAAAGTTTTTTCAATGCAAACAATGTTCTAAAATATGAAAGTATGGTTATGGATCCAAAAGTATATGTAACATCTATTGGTTTGTATGATGATAATAATAATTTGCTTGCGGTTGCAAAATTGAGTAAACCAATACAAAAATCTTTTGATAGAGAATTGGTTATTAAAGTAAAACTTGACTATTAAGGAAATATAAAATATGAATGAGAATTTGTTAGCGGATTTTATTATTCAAACAATCAATGGTGGTATAAATGCCATAGCAGGAATTAAAAACAAAACACCAAATCAAGATCCTGGTGCAATAACTGCTGCTATAGATGCATTAGACAGTCAAATCCAACAATCTCAACTTTCAATAGAGGAGTTCAAAAATAACGAACTTATTGTATTAAACAATCAAAGACTTATTGAGATATACAACAACTACAAAACATTATTTTTGATTTTCAATTCATATGTTATAGACACAGGAGGATCAGTTCCATATAACCAATGGTATACCGCTCAAGCAACACCAAGTTCAAATTTTTATAGTAAATTTGGTCAAACAAGTCCGTCTGCTCTAATAAATACTTTACAACCTATATGGTATATGTCAGTAGACCGTAACAATGATGGAAACATTGAAATAATTCCAGAAACACAAAATGGTGTAGTTGTTAGATGGAATACTACACCATCACCAAGTGGTATACTTTACAAAACACTTCGTAATGCAATAACACAAATGCCATCAAGTGCATCTCTAACAAATAGAGCAACAAGTGGAGGAATAAATGTTGGTGGTTGTCAAAACCCTAAATACACATTCAAAATAAGACAAGGTATTGATGCAGGTGCAAGTGCAACTAAACAATTTTATGGTTTTGTGGTAGATAGAGATCCAAAATTATTCATATCTGTGTTTGCTGCTTGTCCTGGATTTCCGCCAACCGAATTGTTTACAATGACAATAAATGCAAATATATTTTTTACAATAACACAAAATAGCCAAGGTAATTTATCACTTCAATCGGAATTTTCTACTCAAAAAGCTATTGGTAAGATAAAATACAATTATTATTATGACTTCAAAGATGTATTGTATAAATTTTATGAAAATGTAACCCAAACAAAAATATCAACTGGTGAATATGCACATGATAACATAGTTAGACAGTATCAAGATAGTTTAAGACCATTTGTTGATAATTTTGGTCCAAATATGGGTAATAGTCCTGGATTAGCAAAACAAGATTCTTTCTATAAAAACGCTATTCCTCCAAATAAACCAACAGGATTTGCAACAACATTGCCTGCTTCTATACAACAATTTACATTTGCAACTGTCCCTCCTGCAAAATGGTTTGATGATGTGGTTTTATATGGAGCTATGACAAATGTAGAAAACTTCTTTTACATGGGTTCAACTGAATATAAAAATTTAGTTCAAACTGATATAAAAACAAGCACATTTTTAAGAGAAGATTTTCGTGAAAATAATTGGAACAAAACAGAAATTACTGCATTTATAGATTCTCGTGTTGGAAAAACAGTAGAACAATTTGGAAGCACAATAATTGGCGGAGGAACAGGCGGTAGTACAGGTGGAACAGCCAATACAGGTGGAACCGCCGGCAACATTGGTTTTAATGAAGATAACGATGGGAATATATTAGGATTAGATGAATGGGGTGAAACTAAAACTGTTCCATATTACGGCAAACTTTCTTACAAATTCAAAATAGCAAATGATTGTTCTTCTCCTAAATTTGAAGTTGGATTTGGTTGGAATTTAATTTCAGATAAACAAAATGCAAGAGAGTATGATTACAATGGAACGGTCCGTAGTTTAATAACTGAAACATCCGGTGGTGAAATTACTGGAGCAATAATTGATGTATTACGTGGTAATAGAAGTGATCCTAAATTTACTAATTTACTTGCAGACGGTTTAACTCCAACTAGAATTTCACAAACAACCGGTAGATTAGAAAAAATACCAGGAGAATCATGTTTAGTTGGAACGAAAGAAGATTATCAATGGGGGATGAAAAGACGTAGAAAAGTTCCATATAAGGTATTCTGTAATAGACCTGGCGTTGGTACAGTTGAAATAAATTATAGAACACCAAATACTGAAGCATGGAAATGGGTTGTTGCGACTTTATTAAGCGGGGGGATTTCAAATTTTCCTGTTGCAAAGGATGCGGCTGGAAAATTATTAACAACGGTTGATGGGTATTTTTATTCATTAGAAGAAGAAGTAGCACCAATAGTGCCACGATTTTCAGGTGAACCCGGAGTATATTTTAGTAGTTTTACAAATATAACAAGAGTTGGACCAGAAGATACAACTTGTGTTCCGAAGAAAAGAGTTGTTTCATCATGGGCAGTAGATAAAGATAATCCATGCGGATGTGACGAAGTAGAAATTTTAACACATTATCTTGTATATGATGAAATAAAATATAATAATCCTTTATACGGCACAACTGAAACTATACCGGCTCGTGAAATTTTCGATCCTGCTTATCCAGAACCTTTGCCTGGATCAAATGCATTTAGTTACAATTTAAGATTAGGACAAGAATTAACTCAAAATCGTAGACAAAAACCTGATTGTTTTGAAGGAACCGGTGAAGGAAGATTACATCATCCATTTTTATATGGAACAGATATTTTACCCGGTCAAAGAAAACGTGTAATAAAAGGATTGTTTAATTTGTCTCAATCACTTGAATGTTATCATACATCATCATTACAAACTGATACACAAAAAGAATACTATTACGAAGTTACAGATTGTGATGGTTGTGGAAGAACTGCTTATTTTGCAGTATCGTATGGAAACAAAAATGGTTCTGGATCTTTATCAAGTGGTTATGAATCAGATGATAGTCCAAGTAAGGCAATATATTCTCAATATCGATTACTTGCACTTGATCCACATGAAAAAGAATTTACATTTTACAATTTTGGATCTGAAAACACACCAAACGATATTTATGTCATAAACTTTTATAGAAATGGATTAAGTGATAAACTTGATATTGGTAATTTTGAAATAAACATTGCTGAATTAAGTGGAAGTGGTAAGGCAAATAATGTTCACACTGGAAGTAATGTGCAAGTTTCTGGTTCAAATCCAAATGTAATTACTTTGATAGATGATTCTTCAAACTACGATAGTATGGATGTTTGTTCAAATGATGATCCTTTATATGTTTATAGTATAGTTAGTGGTTCATTGAGAAACGGTATACACACAAGTGGAACCGGTAGTTTATCATCGAATGAAGAATATACAACATTTGGATATGTTTATCCAAATTTAGGCGTAATAGTATTAGATGCTTCAAAATTAAATATGTCTGCATCATTTAATACTGTTACTGGTAGTAACATTGCTGGTGATAATGCATATAAATTATTTACTGCAATTAGTGGTGCTGCTGTAGTTGAAAAACCAATACGTGCAAGAAATGTAAAATTCAAAACAACAAATCACTATTTTGTGAGAATCCCATCATCAGAGGCAAATTATAGTAACAATCCAACTTATGTAATTGATTCTGGACTTGATAAAGGAAAAATAAAAAATTTCTGTTTTGTTGATAATCCAACAACATACATAACAACTATTGGTTTGTATAACAGTAAACGAGAATTGATTGCTGTTGCAAAATTAAGTAGACCAATAAAGAAAACAAAAGAAAATGATATTTTGGTAAAAATTAGATTAAATTGGTAATATGATAAGTGAAACACAACTAATAAAAACCCTTTCAGAAGCTATACTAGGTGATTTTCCAGCAGTCCTCGAACCCGATGATGCTAGGTTATATGCAATAGAAATGTTCAAAAAAATTTTTGGTGTGGATGTATCTGGAAAAGTAACGTCTGATTTATTTTATGAAAGAATAAATGCAAATCCAACTGTTCTTGCTGAGACACAAAAACAAAAAGTAGAAGAAGCATTGGCAAATTTAGACACATTAGTAAATGTAATTTTACCAAATAAATTTCAAAAATTGCCTGTATTTTTAGATCCAGATTTAAGACCAGATGTTCCTGGTGTTCCAATGACACCTGAAATTAGAGCACAAATAATAGCAGACAGAGCAAGACTTGCGGAGTATTTTAAGATATATGCAAATATACCTACTGTTTTATCAACAACTTTAATAGATTGATATGAATGTATTAAGTTTTGAAATAAACAAGTATTTGCTTGAATTGATTAAAGCATATATTGAGTTTCAAGAATCAAATAATTTTCCATCAAGAGAAAATTATAGAGCTGTTATCAATAACGAGTTTGTATCTTTTATTTTAGAGTCTCCAAGTTTAGCTCCATCTACACCAACACCAATTCCATTAAAATCATTAAAATCTAGAGCTTACAAAAAATTTGTTTCTCCAAGAGATTATTCTATTATATTAAACAAGTATAGAAAAAAAGGATTATTTAGATGTCAAGAGGAAAGACTAAATACATTTCATACATCATCTTTAATTGGTGATAATAGATACTTTGTAAGGGCATTATCAAAACCAGAGGGTGAACAAGATTCTAATTTTATTTTTGATATGGTATTTGGACACATATCCGGTTCAGGATCATTGTATTATGCAGATGAACATACTGCAGTTTATCCGTCCAAAATCATCTATAAAAATTATTTGATGGAGTATTTTCATAAAACAGATGGAAAGATACCATTTAAGAATGGAAAAAATGGTGACTATTTTTATGCAATAAATTTTAATAGAGAACTTTTTCCAGAGATGGTTGATCCTGGAAATATACAAATAACTCTTGCTCCAATATCGTCAAGTGTAAATCAACTTTACAACACTGGAAGCAATTTTTATCCAGATAAAAGTTCAAGTATAATGTATACTTTAATTGATGATTCAAAAGATATTGATGATGTAAATACTTTGAGAAAGGAACTAAAAGAGTATTATTATCTTATATCTGGTTCATTAAATCAAGGAGCATACGGAGAAGATACTGATGACGCATGGGGTATATTCTTTCCAAAAAAAGGCATCATATTATTAGATGGGGTTGTTTTGGATCAATCGTGTTCATTAAATACTGTTACTGCATCAATGGATGGTGATAACATTAAAAAATTCTTCATGTCAATTAGTGCATCCTGTAATCCAACATTAACAAGAACTGTTACTGGTTCTTGGTATGGTAGAACATCCGAAGAAGTAAAATTACAAACATATTTTTGTAGATTAAAAGAATGGGAATTTAATTATACAAATAATCCAACATATTCAACTCGTGATAAAAAACAATTTACACATCCAGAATTTGTAGATTTTCCAATATCATACATAACAACTGTTGGTTTGTATAATGATAAATATGAATTGATTGCAGTTGGTAAATTACCAAAACCAATTCGTAAAAAACCGAATGAAGAACATATTATCCAAGTAAAGTTAAGGTTAAATTGATATGGCGTTTCAACAAGGAAATAATTTAGTATTTACTCATAAGAAATTAAAAGCCGGAGATTTTACAATCCGACCTTTTGAAATAAATAAGACTTGGAAACTTTCTTCACTTATGACTGAACGAGAGTATTTTGGTAATTTTAATATAAAATTATATCGTGCATTGTATCCAGAAAATTACAAATACTTTGGAAATGTTGCTAACGTTTCGTCTTCTTTGTATGAAAGAGTATTTACAACACAAAGTTTAGATCCAAAAATGTTGTGGTATTATTTAGATCATAATTACTATACAGAATTTACAAATGATAAATTACCATCTACAATAACAGATGATTCACAAATAACTTATTTGGCAGAATCATCATCTTTATTTGTAATTCCGGTAGATGTGTTTGGTGAAGGTATAAAAAAGAAATCGGTTAGTTTATCAAATTACAATTCAAATCCAAATTATGATTATACCTTAATAGATGATGGATATGGTAATTTAAGAGATACAACTTTTGATGAAACAAAATTTGTAAATCCAGGAAATTGTTTATTATATGTTGGATTTAATGAAAAATATCGTGAATACAACATGACAAACAATAAAGTAAATTATGCATTAGATATGGCACCACATAGAAATGAAGTGTTATTGTTTAATTCAAAAAAGATAACATATCTTCCTGGAATTTTAGAGACAACAAATAATGCACCAACAGGAGTTTGTGCTCTTTTAAGTGGATCTTATTTTAGAGTAAATCCCAAAGTAGATTTTAATTTTAACAAAAGAGATGATTTTGCATTTAGTTTTTGGATAAAACCAAATCAAACACAGCTATCAAATGAAAATAAAAGAAACTATTTGTTTAATAAAAATTTAGTAAAACGAGTATATCAAGTTAATAATACAACATTGGAGCATTCAAATTCTGAAATTGAAAAAGAAAACAGACAATTTCCATTTGATATTTCATATAATGATCAAAGACAAATTTCATTTAGACAAAGTTCTATTGTTAATCAAGTTGAAGTTTTATCAAGTATTTTAACACCTGATACATGGTATCATGTTGTTTGTCAAAAAACAGGAAGTAATTTTGAAATATGGTTAAACGGAACATTGGATAGCCAAAATAATTCAGTTATGCTCGATGATGTTGGTAATGATAACGTATTTTTTATAGGTGGTAGCACGAATACATCAAGTTTATTTTACGGTAGTTTAGACGAAATACGAATATACAACTCTGCAATACCATCGGATAAAATACCATACCTATATGAAAATACAGTAAACACTGGTTATGCATACCAAACATCAAGAGTTGGAAATGTATTTTATGGAACAGGATTTGCTGTTATATCAGATCCAAGACCAAAATATGCTAATGCATTTTTAGGTTCTACTGGTAATTTTGATCATGCAGGAATAACAAATGGATTTAGGGGACAATTAAAATCAACTGCAACTTTTTATGAATATGAAATTATATGTAAAATTCGTAGAAAAGAATTTAACTTTACACAAAATCCATCAATACGAATTGATAAGGCATCGTCAAATAATGAATTAGAAGATTATGTAACAGGATCATATTTTAACCCATACATAACAAGTGTTGGTTTATACGATGACGCTGATAATTTAGTTGCTATTGCTAAATTAGCAAATCCTTTGGAAAAAAGAGACGATGTAGATATGAATATCATTGTAAGGTTTGATATGTAATGCGTAGAAATCAAGTTGCAATAAAACATGGGTTTCGTAGTGGATTAGAAGATACTGTAAATGATTTATTAAAAGAAAGTAAAAAATCATTTAGTTATGAAACTGAAAAAATATCCTACATACAACCAGAGACTAAACACAACTACACACCGGATTTTGTTCTAACCAAATTATCTGGTAGTAAAATGTATATTGAAACAAAGGGTAGATGGGTAAAAACAGACCGATTAAAGTTTGACCTTATATTTGAACAATATCCTGGAATAGATATTCGTTTTGTATTCCAAAATCCGAATGCAAAGTTATACAAAGGAAGTAAAACAACCTACGCTCAATACTGTGATAAGAAGGGTTGGCTATGGGCGAAAAAAGAAATACCGGAAGATTGGTTAAAAGAATGCTTGTAATTGTCACAAATTTTTACTATATTTGTGACAAGTATTATTTTACATAAAGTGCGTTTTATGATTAACTACG